GGGGTGAAATCACAAGTAGCATCTTTTACGATGTCATCAGTTCCAACCTTTTGGATCACTTGCTTGTAGTGAACATTAGGCATAACCTCAATGAGGCCTTTTTCGATCGTGTCTGCACTCAAAAGGGCAGCAGCGATGTACTTACCTGCAAATTCGCCAGCGTAAGTAGTAGTGATAGAAGTAGTAGTAGCCATTTCTAATTAAGTAAAAAAATTTATTTCAGTTTAGCCAATACACGATCCATAGCGGTAGGAATACGCTTGGATGCTAATTTGACATTGGTTTCGTTCTTTGTTCCAGGGGCGTGTTTAATTGCTTTAGCGGCAGATTGAGAAGAGAATTTCTTTTCGATTGCAGACATTTCGGCTTTGTAAGCCGCCATCTCCTCACGCATTTTCTTCATCTCTTCTGCTACTTGCTCAACAACCGGAACGAGGGCTTCAGCAACTGCAACCTCAATAGCGGCAGATACTTCTTCCGTGATCGCTTCAGCCGCCTCATCAGCAACTTCAGATGCTACCTCTTCGGCAACCGCTACGGCTTCCTCTGATTGCATTTCAACCTCCTCAACGGCGGCCTCTTCCTTGATCTCTGCAATGATCCCTTCCTCAACGATTACCAGGATTTTTCCATCTTCAAGTTTGTGTTCTCCCACGGGTGCGGGGATGCGCTCCTCTCCGGAGATAATGAATACCTCGTTTTCGGGTGCGAATTCTTCTGCTTCAAGAATGGTTCCATTCTCCAAAGCCATTTGAGCGAACTCTACCTTGCGGATTTGTGCGAGTTCTGTCAAAATTTTGTTTAATACACTCTGTGCCTTCATAATAGAATTGCTTTCAATTAAATGACCGCCTCGGTCTTGATTGTTACATTTTTACTCTGGGATCTGAACAATTGATCCGATTCCTTGCGCTCTCAAAGATCCATCGCAACACTTCTTTGAGTATGTCCCTTTATCCCAACACAAGCAACCTCTTTTTGATCCTTTGGGTGATGATCTTGAAGGTGTAGGTTCTTTCTTCATAATTTGCCCAATTCTTTCAATTTAGATTCTGCCCATCTCTTTCCGGCTTTCCCTCCCCATAACAAGTAAGAGATCGTACCACAAGCCGAAGAATCTGATTCATCATAATACTCCTCTGCCCTTGAGAGATAGGAGTACATTCTTTTGATGGTTTCTACGCTGATGGCTTTTCCTTGTGCAAGTTGTTGTCCTCGGATCTTACCCACATCCGTAGCGCACTTGTTATTGTTCTTCTCATTCAATTCAATGCCACGCTTTGCATTGTTCTTGACTGCATCCGGGTAATCTGTGTAGGATTCCATCTCAATCCTTTTCCCCTTCTTCAATCTTTTATCACTCTTTATGATCCCAACAATAGAAGAGAGGATCAATGCCGCTTCTTGTTCCTCGATATCCTCCAAACCTTCTCGGCTCATATTTACTTTGTCCACAAAGTATCCCTCAATCGAAAATCCCTTGACCTTTCCGCTTTTAACATATCCCTCCCAGATATCCGGATTGTTTACCTTCATAGAAACCATCCAAGTTCCAATCGGTAGATCAAGCCCATATTTTCTGCTCTTGTCATATTCCTCATCCTCGATGATCCAAGATTCCACCACGCTCAATCCCTGGAGGTCGACTTCGTGTTCAAGGGTGGAATTGTTCTGGTTTCCATTCTGGAAAAACATCTCCGATGCTCTGCGGATTGTCTCCTTCGTAAAGTATACATAGAACTCATCCTCCCCATTCTTCCGGTAGATCGGTTTATTGGGAACGAGAGCCGCACCCATTAGGATGCGCTTTTCTTCACTCTGTGTAGCGAACTCTACTTTCTTCGCTGAATTCAATGCAACAAAATCCTCCTCAATAGCCGGGTATTCTACCAGGGAGATCGCATTGATCCCGGAGAGTAATTCGTTTTCATCAATAATTAGTTCGATCAGTTTCATTATCCAAATGTTGCGGTTCTTATTCTACGGCGTTGCAGTTCATCATATCCCATCACATCAGATCCGACCACATAAGCCCGGAGGGGCTGTTGGAACTGCCCTCCAATGCCCTGGGCTAATTGATTGATCCCACTCGTTCCAACAATATTGAAATTGGTTTGCAGAGATCTTCCCTGGGCGGGAGTTGTTGTGCTTGGCAAAGATGGTGAGGAAAAAGATGAATTCTTGATATCATTGATGGCCTTATTCGATGCAAGAGCAATTGCAGCGACTTGGGCTGCACCCAGTACTGGCCCCAAAACGGGTCCAAATTGTTGGGCAGATCCATATGCCTCAAATGCAGATTGTATAGCCGAGGTAACAACCGATGCGATCTTGTACTTCTTTGCACTCTCAAACGCAGATGCGGAAGAAACATCTTGAGCATCCGCAAGAACTTTTGTAAATTCAGCGGCAGTACCCAAAGCACCTTTTATCGCCTTGCCTTGTTCCCCCTCATAAAAAGCCGTTGTATTGGCATTTAAATTCTTAAGGTGATCCGCAAAGGTTGATGCATTATTCTCATATGCTTCTCCAACTACCCTTGCTTGTTTCTGAACATTTCCGGAAACATTCCCTCCAAATTTCTCAATCTCTTTCGCAAGTCCTTCCTTTCCCCCGAACAGAACCTCAAGAAGGATTTCTGCTTCTTCTCGGATGGAATTGTAATAAGCGGGGATGTTTACCAATTCCGCTTTGAACTTGTCATCTATCTTCTTTTGTTCCTCAAAGAAATCGAGTATCTCTTTTTTCCTTCCCGCTACTTGAGCAATGGTTAAATCAAGAGCATTGATTTGATTTTGGATTGCTTCAATCTGTTGAGCATTCCCTTGTTTTACCGCTTCCGCTAATAGTCCCTCTTGTTCAGCCCTTTGTGCTTGGATGTTTTTGAGCGTCCCAGAAGCCGCGGCTAACTCGTTGACCTTTTTAACGCCCTCTGCCGTCTTTAGGTTGTTTTCATCAATATTGATTCCCAACTCTGCAAGACCGGCAATGTATTGACTCTGGGAGATTGTTCCCGCCTTGTATGCATTACTTAATCCGTAAACGCTTTGAGCATTTGCGATGATACTTGCATTCGACAATTTGAATTGTTCATTGAGGTTTTTAATTGTTTCCTCTAATTCTTTTGCCTTTTGTTTAGATTTAACGAATGCCTCAACAAGGAATCCAATAGCCGCAATAGCCGCACCGATTCCGGTAGCGGCAAGAGCCAACTTGAATCCCTTCAATCCAAAAGATGCAGATTGTATCGCCTTATACGCTTGGAAGAATCCATCTGAAATGCCACCCGTTAATTGGCTAACCAATCCTTTGATGGGTCCAAGGATGCCACGCATCTTGCCCATCTCCTTCGATACATCACCCGTAGCACTCCCTAAATCCTCAAAAGATTCGGTCGCTTTATCTGCCGCTTCAACAATTCCCTCCGTTGCTGATTCAATATTTGAAAGAGCCGGGTTCTCTGTTGTGGTGATGTTGATTGTTACATCTACTTGTTCAGCCATTGTCTGCGTATTATTCGTTTTCCTTCTTTCCAGGATGAAGGCAGATAGTATTTTCCTTTTGCGATTTCAATGTTATTCGATTCTTTGATGTACTCATCTGCATTGAGCATCTCAATCAAATAACCTATGTAACTCTTCTTCATACCTCGTTGAGTAATTCAAGTCGTACTCTTCCCGTTGCGAGATTCAAATCCACATTGTTGATCTTAAACTTTTGATTGTTCCAGATCGCCAAATTGTTCAAATCCAAATTCAAGATTTTTCCAAGTGGCAAAATAGCATCTACCTCAAAAACCCTTTTGTTCTTTGAATACAGATCTTGAATGTAGGTACTCCAGTAAGATTGGTATAAACTTTTCCCAACCGGAGTAAGGTAGTAGGGATCAATATCAGCCCCCCAGGTTAATGCATTTGCTAATCCCGTTCCAAGAGATGTACTTGATGTATTCGCATACCAAACCTCATTCACTTGAGTTTCTGTATTTGTTTCATCTACAAATGCAATTGGGTTTGAATTGATATCAAGAGAAAAATCTCCATAAATCAATATCGGTGAGCCCAAATATTTTTGAAATCTGTTTTCATATTGTGTATCTGGTTCCCTTGTTTGCGACAAATAAACCAAAATATTAGTATTTCCCCCTCCATCAATATCCTCCAACAATCCAAAAAGAGGGCATTCAAATGGTAATTCAACTTTGAATTCATCCCCATCAAATTGAAAATCAGACCGGAGATCCCCAAATCCTATCGTATTGTTTTTCTCATATTCATATCCCAATATCTGTTCTGTTGGTTGGTAACTGAATGAAATTCTCCGGAATAGGTCTGGTCTTTTGATTCCAATTTCATCGATATTGATGAATTCTTGTAAATCAAGATCGGATCCGGCGGCATACCAATCATCCAAGGTGTAGAAGGTGAATGCCGTGTTTGATGATGGGACGATCACAAGGTTGTGCATCTTAACAATTCCAGAAAGGAAATCTGCAACCTTGATCTCTGGCATCAATGGACTCATTGCTAATTCAAAAGCATAGGAAGCGGAGAGCGATTGGTCTACCTCAAATTGTTGGGTGATGGGGATACCATCCGATGCCGTGTATGCCGTGTAGTCCGTGACTTGGTAGGTCATATTGACTGGTAGTTGAGGGCGAATCTTTAGTTGTATTTCATCTCCTGCATTAAGAATGTACCCATCAAAGAATGTGGTATTTGTTCCCGCATTAGCATCCTCACGGGCAATACCAATCTCTACGCCGTTGCGGAATAATCCAAGTTCGTAGTTTGCTGATGAGTTTAATACTTGTATTCGGAGTTGGTATTCGCTTGTTGATGCAACAGTCCAAGTGTCCGTTGTGAGATTAAATTGGCTACCGCTTCCAGTATTGCGGTTCATATTTATCAATTGCCAATCAATCACACTTGCATTGTCATATAGATATCCCTCAAACCGATGTGCCCAGATGTAAAGTTTCTGGAATGTTGTATCACTCAAAAAAGATCCGGAGAAAGTGATCCCATATTTTCCTTGTATCGCATCAAGTATTTTCGTTACTCGAACTGCGGGTTTCAACTCATTGTAGTTGATTCCGTGGTGGTGTCCAACGTGTCCCGTTACAAATTGAATGTCATCATCGTGGCGGGGATCAGAAGAGTTGCTTACATTGTACACCCAATTCCTCACCGGACTCATTAGAGGGTAAAAGATATCTCCGCTAAACAAAGTATCCGAATTAAACCCTTGAAGGATAGTTGCCCCATCATAGGTATGGTCATAGGCACTCAAGTCCAAGTCATATAGATAGTCCTCTCCGAATAGATCCGTTAGGTTTACCAGGTATCCGTAGAATGTCAAGGTATAGGCATAGGGTTCCGTTCCCCTCATCAATACATCCTCAATCTGAATGACTCCATCCCGGAAGAGCAATGAGTTGATTTCGATTCTTGCCGTTGGGCGCAACCTTCCATCAAAAGATCCCTCTTCCGAGTATTCATAATAAGATCCACCAAGTTCATCAAGTGCAGAGATGCAACAAGTTCTCCCCTCAACTATCCCTCCGGCAGTTATTACCCTTGCTTCATAAGATTCAAACAAACTCTGTCCGTTTACGAATCTTTTGTCTGTTATTCTTAACTCCTCCAGATCTGTTCTGTAATAATGAGCCAAGATCTCATTGTTAATCCCCGTAGCGGGGATCGTGAATGATTGAGTAAAATCCGTGAAGATCTTATCAAGTTCCTTGTAATTCTGAATCGATAGATTGATCGTGATCTCCTCATCATCAAAGAGATCAAGTCGATTGTTTCCGATGTAAATATCTACCTGGTTCATCGAATAAGAGTTCTCTCGTTGAATGCAATGTCGAAGGTCAATTGATAATTGATCACCTTTTGGTTCACCTCTTTTTGGTAATCTACTGATCCCCTCTGTGGATTTGCTGAAACCCAATTACCATCCAGGAGAATCGCAACATTCTCACTCATCAAGATATCCTCAATGACTTCATCATAGTTCTCCTCTACCCATCCCGTATTGAGTCGGATGCTATTCCTGGAATTGATATTGAAATCTTGGTATTGTCCTACCTGGAGAGATGCACTTGTAAAACCATCTTGGTAAATACTTCTCTTGAATTGTTCATTTGTGAAACTTCCGGATTCATCACTCCTCTTGAAGAAGGTGATGAAATCAGCAACCCCAAATCGGTTGACAAAAGCAACCTGGTAGGGAGTATATTTTGGTTCACAAATCAATTCGTATCTCACTCGAGTGATCTCCGTTCCATCTGTTTCTCGTAGAATTACATCATACCAATCTCCCGAATTATGTGCGCTTGGTTTGATGACTGCATCAAGACCTGCATTTGCTTCAAGGTTTGCGGGGCCCACTCCTGCATATATGATCAGATCTTGTGTGTTTCCGCTTACCGGATCCGGTGGGGTAGATGATACCCCATCAATGTTGAAGAATGTATCCGAATCTCCATTGTTCCAGGTTATGGTGATGAATCCAAAATCATTGTCTACACTATTGTAGATAGCAAGTGCTTCGTAATTGGATTCCAAAACATATCTCTTTCTGTCTGTCCAAAGAGAAACGCTTGAATGTTCTGTGTTTTGAGGGTTCGTCTTACCACTCCATCCATCGACACAAAGAAAGTTTGTTAGCGAACCAATTACGGCCTCTTCTGGTGCAAGTCCATTATCTGAATAAATCCAATCGCTTCCTCCGGCACTTACCCACAACGTTTCACCTTCTGGACTTTGAGTGTAGAATATATCATTCCAGATATCAAAATTGTGAAGGAATTCCGATTTGATCAGATTGCTGATCTCGAAATTGATCACCTCATTGATTGAATATGACTTGCTCAAAATGTAATTGTAAGGAGTTGGTGCGCTCGTTCCACTCCAGATCTTCAACCTCAAATTCATTGAATCCAAGGAATCATTTGTTAAGGTATTATTCTTCCCCGTGTAGAAGATAGGGCTTCGTGCCATCTTCAAAGATTCTGGTTGGCTAATAATAGGTGTGCTCATTATTGTGCTTTCTTAACTGAATTGTCCAATGTGAACCGAAGGAAATCAGCGACATCCAACGCATATGCTTGTCCTAATTCCTCTGGTAATGTTTCAAATGCTAAACGGAAAGGGGTTGTAAAAAAATAGGTGGGCTTCGTTCCCTCTTTCTTGATTTTATTGGCTATTGCAAACGCAACGGAATCAACCTTGCTTTCTGTCATCTTCACAAAAGATCCCGTTTTCAGATCTCTCAATCTCAAGGGTTTTTGTCTGATCCACTTCTTGATTGCATCAGTAGGAGGCATCTTTCCTGGCTTCCTTCCCTTGTCTACAACATAGCCATATGTTTGCCATTCTTCATTCTCTTCGAAAAATTTCAAAGACAAAGAATTCGGCATCAATTTCAAAGAATATGATCCAGGAAGTGATGTTCTCAATCTTCCACTTGAATCAATACGCCTCCGTTTGCCATCCTCTGTGCGGTATGCCCCAAGTTCTAACTGCGCTTGTTGCAATACCCTTTGAGCAAAGGCATTTAAATATGCTTCTGTATTTGATGCGGTTAGCATACTGAAATCTCCGTGTTTGCCGTAATAATATCAAAAGTGCAATTCCATCCCGCCAACAAGTTTTCAAACCGATCAGAAAAGGGAAGGCATTGGGGAACTCCTTGCAATTGGTATTTGTCAAAATGCAGATCTCCCTTCTCTAATTCTTTGATCAGAGCGTTGCAGACCGCAAGTTGGGTATTGAGTATGTCTTGCGTGTTGTTCGTGCCGTAGAATGGCTCATTTTGATCTCTGGGGTTCTCCTTCGTTTCATCTACAATGTCAATCGCCAAAACGGAGATGTTAAAGCGAATAACCGGCCCCTCAAGATTTGCGGAGTTGATGATGATATGCGACAAAGGGAAGATTGTCTGCTTGTTGAGATCCACATCAAAGATGTCTCCCGTGGTTACAACATTGACTTGCGAATGTCCTTCCAGGAAGGTTTTGATCTTTTCAAGTACGAGGTAAAAGTTTCTCATTTGAATTTCTTGTTGAGTATTTTGTTTTCTGCTTCGTTTCGGTCTTTTTCAAATGCTAAAAATGAGAAGGCGAAGGATGCGGGGAGTTTGGATGCTTGATCAAATTTTGTTGCATCACCTCCGGCGAGAGTATAGAATAAGGGAAACCATCCCCATCGTTGAGCGAATTGTCCTTCAACGGAATAGTCGTGATCCCCTCTTGTTTCGCCAAATAGCGAAGGAAAGCCGCTGATAAATCGATCCCTAAATTGCAAAAAAAAACCACCGATCCCATCACAACATCCATCGGCATCTGCTTCATAGTTTCAGCGAGATCCATCTTTCCATCCCATTCCTTAATCCGATACCTCTTGCCCATTTTCTGCTCTATGGGGCGAAATAAAACACACATCGCCTCATTCATTCTCTGCCAATCGCTAATCGTTTGATCCAGATCGTGCAATTCTCCGAATGTCAAATCCTCCAGGATCGGGATGAATCCAAATTCTTGATCATTGATTTTGAATGTTGGTTTGAATTCCGCTTTCTCTTGTAACATCGTTGAGAGGATCTTGGAGATCTTCGAGATGGATGAAACCTTCATCTTGTGAATCAAATCCATTTTCAAACCGCAAAAGATCTCGATCATCTTCTTCGCCAAGAATTCCTCATCTCCCTCCAATCGGAGAAAGTGCTGGTATTGCCCCAGGTTGATCTCGCTTAAGTGATTCGGTACGATTACATTCATCTCATTTAAATAACTTTTGTTTCCTATCGTATGGCATACTGCCCATAGTTTGGTCGGCTCAATCTGTTGTAGGTAGCATATCTCACCGCATCAATTCCGTGGTTGAAGGAGTCAATCGGTCTGTTCAAAAGGTTTCCATTCTTGTCCTCTTGCCACTTGTAATTCTGCAATTCCTTGATCAGATTCTTTGAGTTCTTCGTTACAAAGATCTTGTACCTTTTCAGAATATCAATTCCCGCCATAATAGAATCTTTGCCCTTTGTGGTGGGTTTTACATTCCATCCCATCCGATGCAATTCTTCGATTGATTTTGGCTCTGCACTATCTGCCCAGATCTCATCGTATCTGGTCAATCCTAAATCTTGCAATTTGTCTGATATATCTCTGTTCGTGAGGTTCGTGTGATATAGCATCTCCTCAAGGTATAGATTCCCTCCCTCCTCCGTTACCCGGACTAATGTCGTAGGATCATTCGTGAAGCCAAAGTCCATACCCATTGCAATAACCTTCCCCCTTGGTTCATCTGCAATGTCGAATTGAAATATCGTTGCTCTCGATCTTCCCCTCTCTCCCAGACCATAGATGCGCCAATAGTCCTCATCCGTATCTCTCAATCTTTCGATCTCCTGCTTGATTGTCTGATCCAGGAAGGGGTTGTCCTTGTATGTCGTTTGAAAGAATTCCGCATCATCCCTGGGGATCACCTTATCGTATATCCAATGGAATGAATCAGAGGGATTGTAATCGAGTATGATCTTTCCATCTGTACGAAAAATCAGTTGTTGCCAGTCCTCGAAAAATAATTCATTCGCCTCGTTGATGTAGAGGAGATTCCTTTTTCTTCCTCGGATCTTGTCCGGCTGATCAATCGAAATGAATTCAACAAGGTTTCCATTGAGATAGTATTCGCTTGAGGATTTGTTGTGATACTGCTCTCGGTATAGATCATAACTCCGGAGGATCTCAAAGAAATCCCTCATCACAGATGCCCGGAGAGAAGGGAATGTCTTACGGCAGATCGTTATTGTCTGCCCCTTGTTTTTTCTTGTATAGTAAAATATGATCCAGAGCAAGATGTTATATGTCTTGCCGGATCGTGTTCCACCTTGTTCAATTGTGATCCTTTTATCTGATCGAAGAAGGTGTCCGAATACTTTATTCGTTTTCAGTTCCCTCGCCAAGTATCTGGATATTGAATAGGTTATCCCCCGTATTGTGGATCTCTTGTCTTTCTATGTATCCCCGATTCTTGCCCTTCGTTTTCAGAAAGAAGATTGTTGCCGTAGAATTTCCATCTCGGATCTGTTTATGCAATTGACTCTCCGCAAAATCCAACGCCACATCAATCAACCCCTCAACCTTTTCCTTGTACTCTGGATCTTCTTTGAGCCATCGGTAATGTGTTTCCCTGGAGATCCCGACAATCTTACAAGCCGTAGTTACAACCCCAAGAGATTGCTCAAGGGCTTCAATCATCGCTCCTTTTTTTATGTCACTATTTGTCATACCCCTTTTCTTGGTGATATCATTTTCACGAAGTTCTTGTTGTTCTGTAATTTGACAACCTTCCTGCCCCATTTCTGCACCAGGACATTGTACGCTTCCATCTCCGTATCCTTCGTGCGATACGAAACACATCCCCCCTCATTGGTTAGGTGTACAACATCAATGCCGTATTTCATACAACGCAAAACCCCTTTGTATTTGGCTATGTGTTGCATTGAGTAGTCGTAGTCCTCTTTTACTTTCAATCTTTCATCAAATCGAATCTCGTTCTTGATGATCCCAATGATATTCGCACCAATAACTCCCTGGGTTGAAAAAGGTGTGTACTCTCGGTAGAATTTGTAATCAGCCGCCAAAGAAAATCCCCACGCCTTCAATCCCCAATCATCACACAATTGGAATTGGTTATCAATGATTTCGTGAATCTTCTCCGCATCGATGAATTTCCGCATCTTCCCTTCCTCGAACATATGGAACGAGAGAGCATCATCATCCACCTGGATCATCCATTCATCATCCATATTGTTTAAGATCCAATTGCGTGTTTTTGTGATTCCCTTCACATCATCCGGAACTCCAATGACATTTTCGTGATGTTCCTTGTATAGATCAACCTCACTATCTGGACAGATGATTGTTGAATCCAGGAATAGATTGTGGGTTGTTACCTTCCCGGCTCTTCCCTTGCTTGGTATGTATACTTTGTATCTCATTTCTTGCTAATAAGATCCAGGAGTTTCTTTCCCGATTGCACTCTTCCGATTCCCTTCTGTTGGT